TGGGTTTACAGGTTCGATGGAGATTGACGCCTAGCGGTTCAGCGGGAAGTACGCCACAGAATACGCTTAAAATAGAATTAGAGAATCCCCCTGCGGCAACAATAGCCTTTCAGTTTATTTCAAATCTTTGGTGTGCATCTTCAGGAGGTTCGTCCCAATCGAATTGGGAAGCAGACACAGATGTCCCGGTTCTGGATGAGGATTTATTATTTCGGGAGGCTTGGTGGAGAGCCTTACGAGCTTTTGGTTTTCCGTTTGATGAACAGAAACAGGATTCACGGTTGTGGTGTAAGGCGATATTTTCCAGAGAAAGAGGAGGAGGCCAGCACGTTAATATGGCACCGCCTATTCCTACATTTTCCGTTAATCTTCCCGACACGGGGTATGGCGAGTAATGGTTGCTCAAACCATCCCTGCACCGATCGGTGGCTGGAACCGGCGGGATGCACTCGATATCATGCCTCCGCAGGATGCGGTAACATTGGATAATTGGTTCCCCGCTATCGGCAAGGTGGTTCTACGCAAGGGATTTATAGAACATCTCACGGGTTTGGGGAGCGGCAATGTAGACACCCTGGCTGAATACAACGCAGGAACTACGAGAAAACTTCTCGCTGGGGCGAATGGGAATATTTATGACGCAACCAGTTCTGCTTCTTCTTTGAAAAGTGGTTTGTCCGAGAACCGTTGGCAGACTGTTAACTTCAATGGTTCGATGGGCTGGGTGAACGGAACGGATACACCATTGGTATTCGACGGTTCGTCAATCTCGAATATGACTGTATCCGGTAGCGGATTGACGGTTACAAATTTATACGGGGTTATTGTTCATCAATCCCGAACTTATTTCTGGGAGAATGACTCACAGGATTTCTGGTATTCTGCAACGAATGCTTTGGGGGGTAGTTTAACGAAATTTCCTCTATCGAGAGTAGGCGCATTTGGCGGCAATCTTGTTTGTGCGGGTTCGTGGAATGTTGCAGGAGGTTCCGAGGAGTGGGTAGGTGGTGGGATTGGCAATGATCTTGCTGTTTTCGTCATGTCCTCGGGAGATACGATTGTCTATGAAGGCGATGATCCTGCATCAAGCTGGACTCTGGTGGGCGTTTATAGAATTCCTCCTCCTCTCGATACCAGAGGCGTCGCAAGAGTAGGAAGCGATCTCGTTATTGCTACCAAAGGCGGAATTATCAGTATGTCGGGAGTAGCCAGTGCCGGACAACTGGAACCCAAAGGCGTGGTTAGTGATAAGATTAATGTGGAAGTAATTGAGAGAAGTGATTTTGAAGGACCGTGGCAGCTTATTTACCATCCGAACTATTCCCTCGGAAGACTGTTGTTATTGAATGTTCCTATTTCCGGTGTTGCATCTAATCAATTCTGTATGAATGCGGATACTTTGGCATGGGCGAGATTTACCGATATGAATGCTAGGTCATGGGGTTTGTATAACGATACGATTTATTTCGGTACGATGGACGGCAAGATTATGAGGGCCGATATTTCAAATACGGATAATACGGCAAATATTACTGGGGATGCAGAAACCGCTTACAGTTATTTTGGAGAGCGCGGTCTGTTAAAACGTGTTGCAAGTCTGCGGCCTGTGGTGGCAAGCACCGGGGGTATTTCTATTTCTGTTGCACCGCAGTTTGATTTCCAGACGCGGGAGTTGGCGGCAGGAGAGTTAACATTAGCGCCTTCTGTCCAGAGTAATTGGGAAGATATTGACGTAAACTGGGAGGATTGGGATTCCAACTGGGATACTGGAGATGCGACTGTAATCGCAAAATGGGTTGGTGCTAGTGGAGTTGGGTATGCAATTGGCTCACGGGTAAAGATATCAACAGACGAGGATATTGAATGGCATTCTATGACATATCAACTGGAGCCGGGACAAGGAATTTTCTAAATGGCAGCACTTACAGGTAAAAAACCCAAAAATACATACAAGGACTTATTGCAAGTCTCGAACTCCAATGCAGGCGTCGATGCTACTCTGCGCTTTGTTTCCGATGGTGAAGGTACAGACTCCACACTGAAACTTTCGACAACAGCAGTATCAACGACAAGTAAACTGGTTGTGGGCGGTGATACGGCAGCAAGTGATGTCGCTGCGATAGGGTATACCTCTGCCGAGGGTCTTATTCTCACCGGACAGGGCAGTACCAACGATGTAACTATCAAAAATGATGCAGACGCCGATGTTATTACTATCGCTACCGGAGGTACTAATGTAGATGTTGTCGGAGATTTAACCGCTGGAACTTTGAACGCTGACGGCGACACTGCTGCCGCTGACAACGCTGCCATAGGATACACCTCTGCAGAAGGCATAATAATTACGGGTCAAGGGTCTACGAACGACGTAACGATAAAAAACGATGCTGACGAAGACGTTTTAGAGATACCAACAGGGACGAAAAATGTAACAGTCGCTGGTAAGTTTAGTGTAGCAGGTGATACAGCTTCTGGAGATGATGCAACTATTGGTTACACTACTGCCGAAGGGTTAATTCTTACGGGGCAAGGTTCAACCAACGATATTACCATTAAGAATGATGCTGACGGCGAAGTCTGCGGAGTTCCTACCGGCACAGACGATCTCCGTTTCCCTGATAACGCAAAAGCTGAATGGGGAACAGGAGGCGATTTACAAATCTACCACGACGCTTCCAATAGCTATATCAACGACGCAGGCACAGGTAATCTGAAAATAGCGGCGAGTCAGATCGATCTCCTGGGAGGTACTGACGGCGCAGAAACGATGGCAACCTTTGCTGATAACGGTGCAGCTACTTTATATTACGACAACTCTTCAAAATTTGCGACAACTACTGTTGGAGCTACAATTAGTGGAACTCTTATAGCAACCACATCTACGGCTACTGGTCAGAGTGGCAGCACCACACTTGATTTTGGTGCAAACCAAAACTTTGTCCTCACGTTGAGTGGTAATATAACTCTTGCAAATCCTAGCACAGAACAGGTTGGTCAATCTGGAGTTATCGTTTTTATTCAAAGCGGAAGTGGATCAGATACATTAAGCTTAGGAACTGATTACGAAACTGCAGGAGGCTCTGGAATTACTCTCAGCACAGCCGCCAATGCGGTAGATGTAATTCCATATTTTGTCAAAGCATCTGCAAGTATCCAGCTTGGCGCAGTACAGAAAGCATTCTCATAGTGCCTCTATTTGGGACACAGATGTTTGGCAGTGTTTCAGAACCTGTTACTGCCTCATTTGAAGGAACTGCGGGTAGTACAGTTGAAACTGACAATTATACATTTTCCAGTCACGCAATCGGCGATGCAGCTACTGGACGACTGGTTGTGGTAGGCACCGGCAATACAGGTGGTGCTGGTGGTACATCTGCTGCTACTTCAGTAACTATAGCCGGAGTAACAGCGACTTTTATTGTTGATGCAACCGCCGCTGACCAAACTCATTCAGCGATTTACTCAGCGGTAGTAAACTCAGGAACCACGGGTGATATTGTACTCAATTATTCTCGCGGCACTAACGGCATCTACATTGGTGTCTGGGCTGTATATGCTGCTAATGCTACTGTTGATGATACAGGAAGTGATGCAGACGATAGCGGAACAAGCTACTCGACCACACTGGACATCCCAGCCAATGGAGTTGGCATTGCCTGTTCTGTCGATAATAAAAGTAGTTCTGCCACAACTCATACTTGGGCAGGACTGACTGAGGATTTTGACTCTAATTATAAACAAAACCAAGCGGGATCAGGAGCGCATAAAACATTTGCCATCGCTCAATCAGGTTTAACAGTATCATCTACTCCTGCTGCAACAACATTCCAAGGATCAATGGCTGCAGCCTCTTGGGGTCCAGCTTAAAGGAAAAATGATGTTTTTTAAAACAAGTGCTGGTCAAATTATTCAAACTGGTCGCTCATGGATCGATGCGAATGAAACAACTCACCCAAGCAACTGGCAAATTTGGACTCCGGAATATAAAGCATCAATGGGCCTTACCGAGTTTACGCCAGACCCTCAGCCAGATAGTCGGTTTTATACTTGGTCGCAAAATGAGGATTTAACGTATAACCAGACTGAAAAAAGCCTTACGGATACAAGCAGAGATGATGGAACCACGAAAGATGGGTTGAAAACTGTTTGGATTAAGGAATCTAAAGCTACTGCGAATTCTCTCTTGCGGTCGACTGATTGGCAAGTGATCGCCAAGGCAGAGCGGGATCGCGTTATCGACGAAGCTGTAGCAACTCACCGGGCAGCGGTATTGACAGCTTGCGAGACAATTGAGGGAAAGATCAATGCGTGTGATAACCTGGGGGAGTTTAAGTTATTATTTGATACCCCCACAGACTCGGATGGAAATGCAACAGGGAATTCCCCCATCCACGACTGGCCGAGTTCTGATTGACGGAAAGTGGTATTGGTCGTCTAATCTACGGAATTTGAGCGCTGATTGTAACAGAACAAAGCGAACAGATTAAAGAATGGATCG